AGCGGCGGCTAGTCGTGCGCTCATTTTGTGTCCCCGTGCGGCTAGTTGTGTCAGTGTCCTTGCTAGATTTGTTGACACTATTATATGCGTGCTGCGCGGGTTTACAACATATTTTTACTTAAGTTAGGGAGAGAATTTGCCTACCATCAACCAGGCCACCGTTGCCCGCCTGGCAGGGGCCGTAGGACTGGCTACCGCGCTTTTCATCGTCCCTTTCGAAGGGAATTCCAACAAGGTTTACGTAGACCCGGTAGGCCATAACGCTGTATGCGTAGGCCATGACTCCACGGGACCGGACGGGAAACCGTTAAAGCTCGGTGAGAACTACACGGACGAAGTGTGTAGCTATCTGCTGGGACAGGACGTAGCAGCAGCGCAGAAGGCCGTAACCGGATTGGTCCGTGTGCCTCTGTCGGAAGGGGAGACAATCGCGTACTCCGACTTTGTATTTAATCTGGGTCGCGGTGCGTTCGCAGGTAGTACCTTGCTGCGGAAGCTCAACGCAGGAGACCATACCGGCGCATGTAAAGAACTCCCGCGATGGAACAAGGGGACGGTTAATGGTAAGTCGGTCGTGTTGCCTGGGCTCGTGACTCGTCGCGCTGCGGAGCTAAAGGTGTGCTTGGGTTAGAACCAGGCGTACACCGACTCCCGTACGGCGCTTAGGTCTAGGTCTCCGTATTCCGGCAACGGTGGGAGCTTCGCCTTACCTTCCTCGGAGAGCAACGCCGTAACGTCCTCTGTCCACTGCCGTAATAGATCGGAGGACATAAGCGTTATGAACTGCTCCCGCGTGCTGTCGAACACCTCCCGGAACTGTGCGAACGGTGCGCCAAAGCTATCGTGAATCATCCAGAAATTACGGACACCTCTCGCGTACAAATCGTTGACGGTCATAGCCATGTGTGCAGCGTCCACACCGTGGACAAAGTTAGGCGATACTCCGGCTCGTTGCGCTTTCTTGTCTAGTGCGTCTCCGTCTACACGGAAGTCTCTACGCTTGCGGACGGCCTGCACGTTCATACGGGTCTCTATAACCACGGTCCTTTTAGTGTAGCGGGCTTGCTCCACCTTGAGCCCTGCCGGAGTCGTCCAGCAAAGCGGGATACCCTCCTCGGTCAACACGTCAGACACCGCCTGTAGATACCCCATAGCGCAGAGCATTCCCGGAGCTACGTCCTCGAAACATTCATTGATTCGATTAGCGAGCCACATACACTCACGCTCCGGCGCACCCGTCTTAGCCTGTACTTGCTCTCCGAACGTGTACGCACCCGCACTATAGACCTTGGTCATGCTGGGGGCTTTAAGTAAGTCCCGGTCTAGCGTCTGCTCGGACCAGTACGTAAGGTGTTCAATCTCCTTACCGTCTGCCGTATCTACGCAGGCCCATAGACGGCGATCCAGCGCTCTCGCCATACGTCCATAGTAATCGTCGCCACGCGGTGCGGGGACCAGATTAACCATAACGCCAGCAGATTTATCCCGCGTCATACCGGCCAGCATTTGAACGCCGCTACAGCTACCGTCAAGGGCTCCCGCCAGGCGGCTGCGGAACCCGTCGCCCTCCTCTTGATACGAGGCCCATTCAAAGCACGCGGCCAGGAATTGCCAAGGCTTATCTACGGCTACAGGAACGGCCTTTCCCTTTTTGATCTTACGCAGTCCGAACCCTCCGGAAAGATGCCATGCTCGATTAGTCAAAGGGTCCGCCGCTACCGCCATAATCTCCGCGCAATGAGCGTGCGTCCAGGCGGCTCGTTCGTCTGGGGTAAGGGTCTGGTACTCGTAGCCTCCGCCAGCCTCTACAATCGCCTTCTCTGCGCCTGCCAAGTTGCACAAATGGATAGCCAGCGCTCTCCCTCCGTCCCGCCCCAGCGGCGTACCGTCCGCGAACTCCAGACAGCCCTTACACAGGTCGGCACCTTGCGGGCTAATCAGGCTGGTAGCTGGGTAGAATCGGCCTCTCCAGTCGAGATTCCACGGGAAGTAAAACGCCTCCTCGTCCTCCAGCTCCGACATAGCCGCCAGGGTAAGTGCACTGCGGATAGTCTTAGACCGCTGTACGCGCTCTGGGAGGTCGTGTCGTGCTTCTACGTACCTACCCAACACCATACCGCCGCGTAGCTCCTCTGCGTTCCGTGTGAAGTTACGCGCAATCGAAAGCACCCGGCTATTCACGCGAAAGGCTGTACCTTGCAGCGCGTTCAACGCGGAGGCAATCACCGCCGAACCAATGGGACGGTTCGTACCTCGCACCGCCTGGATACCTGCATGCAGATAGCCGCCATGCGTCCCTGTAGCCGTCCACGGGACCGGAGGTACGAGCATAGGGCGGCGTTCGGAGAAGTCCGCAGCGAGCCCACCGCCAAGCACCTCGTCCAGAAACTTGCGCGTCAGTGTGTACGTGTTGGGTCTGCGAGTCTTAGACATTATCTTTAACTCGCCTTGCCGCTCCTCAATCCAGCCCGTAGCCGCCTCGAAATGATCCAGCAGCAGTAACGCCGCACGCTCGTAGCCTAGCTCTCCCTCTTTGAATCCGCCTCCGCCTGTGAGGTTACGCAGTCGTCCAGCAAGAGACCCCGCCAAGACCTGAACGCTAAACGGCCTATCGGGGTCCGCCATACGACCAGCGGCGGCTACTACAGATTCCCACGTTGCGTTGGCCTGGTCCTCTACGGGGACCGAGTTAATCGGATTAAACTTACCGCCCTTGTGTTCAATCTTAGACACCTTCCGTGCTGTGCGCTTTGCAGTCTCCAGCGACGTACGGAAAGAATCCAGCCCAGTTTGTAGCGCGCCTATATTTAGGTTCGTTGCATGCTGGGCTATTTTTTGCTCTGTATCAATTCGGCGGCTACTCTCCGCCTCTCTGCAAAGTTGCCTAAGGACTAATGCTGAGTAACCATCATCCTGCAATTGCTCAACGTGGCGGCGGGCGAATGGTCGCACCTCTGGGATAGCGTCAATAGTAGTCGCTACTTCTTGCTCACGCTTTGATTGATACTCCGCGATTGTCTGCATTAGTCCTTATGCGTTACGTTTATGCGTAAGCGAACTCGTAGTAGTCCGCCTCAAGCTCTCTAACTAAGTCGTGTAAGTCAATCTGTGGCAGGTACTCCGCCGCCTCGTACACGCGCTCACGCGCTCTCCGGGTGTTCCCAGTAATCAGCGCGATAGCGATAAGGTCGTAGAAGGCGCGGCGGGCACCTACGCGCATTACGTCCGCTGCTCCGGTCATTCGCCAGCGAACGCTTTAAGTTCTTGTAGTAGCTCTGTACACTTACCGGTAACAAACGCCGTAACCTCGTCCTCTGTAAGTTCAGTGTCCATTATCGTTTCAAACTTCTTTTGAAGCTGCGGATGCGAGTTCATAAACTCCTGAATGGCGCGGCTACCGGGACTCTTATGCAAGTCCAGCGTATCCACCATCGCCGAAACCATGAACGATTTAAAGATAAGTTCTTTCATTTAGCTATCCCGTTATATTTCTGGTATTCGCGCTCGCACTCGTCATAGATGCGTTTGGCCTTCTCTGCTGCGAGCTTGCGGCCCTCTGGTGAAGCGCTTTCTGTGCTGTCTACGACTGCTTGATACAACTCGCTACCCGGCGCGGCGATAGTATCCCGGTAACGGATTCCTTGTTTCTTGCTCAATTAGTCGATACCGTGTTGCTTGCGGATAAGCTCCGACAGGAACAGACCATTGCAATTAACGTGGTCTATATGCAGCAGGCCAGATTCCTCGTCCCGCGCCTCCAGGCCGTGAATAGCAATCTCATTCATATGGCGTTCCATCGCGGACCAGTACCGATCGATACCTTCATCCACCTCCCGCCAGCTATGCGCAGCGTACTTAGCCGCTCCGAACGTAAGCACCTTGGCGATACCTGCCATAGCCCGTGCGCAGCCGAAGCGCAGCAGCGAGAAGCGAGACTTACCGCCGTCGAATTTCATTCCTCCAGGTGAGTCAAGACCCGCGCGGAACTGTTTGATTTGTGCGATTGCCTTTGAGGCATCCACACTAACCGTCACTTTGCTAACCTGTGTCTTACGCGTTGCCATACTTTCTCCTAAACTTTTTAACTTTCATGGCCTTCCGTGCTGCAAATCGTTCGCGGTCTATTGCGCCCTTTTCCTGCAACACTTCGATAAAGGCCGCTGTGTCTGCGGCCTCGTCGGTTAGGTTCTTTAAGCCCCAGTCACCACGGGCTTTCTTCATCGCAGCTTGGATAAATTCCCCGGCTTCCTCTGCCGCGTGGATTAGGAGCTTTCGCATTACGAGACCAGTAGGTTAGCTTTCTGAGCTTTTGAATTAACGGTGAGCCGCCCACGACTCCACGCACCACAGGACTGGCAGTGATAGCGCGGATACTGCCCGACTTGAGTAAAGCGGAGACCCTTACGGCGCACGCTGTGGCTACCGCAGTGAGGACACTTAGGACCAGTCCCCGGCTTGCTGTCGTAGTTACCTACGTTCGGGTGTCCCTGCATCCATGGGCGCATAATCAAGTACAACTCCTCCAGGCTAACCACGTCGCCTACGTTGTACTCTTTCATTTCCGCCCATGCTTCCGGGTTGCCCTTCAAGCACTCCCGCCACAACTCGAAGCCCGGAAATTTCGCGTGCTTAAGTTTCTTCGTGGTGCAGAGCTTGTCTGTCATCCATTCGAGTTTGTTAGACGTAAAGCCGAAGTGCTTACGCGCTTCCAGCATCGTGTCCACAACTCGGAACGGAGACGGCGGAGGCATGCCTAGCAGAATGAAGCGTGCATTGATTTTCTTGCAGTCGAACCGCACGCCGTTTTGCGCTACCACAATGTCCGCACGGTCCAGCAGACGCCACAGACGTTTAACTAGCCGTGTGTCGTCCTCTTTGTTACGCTGGCCGCTGGTGTCGTGATAGATAACCCGGTCGTCTCCTAACCATTTCGCGCAGAATGACAGGATGCACCACTCCTTAGCGATTTGATTAAGCCCTACGTTCTGCTTCCACAGGGACCACACGTAGCCCATTACCGGGCTTGTCTCGATATCCAGAGAGAGGATGCGGGGTTTCTTCATTTAGCGGCCTTATTAGCGGCTCGCTTCGCACGCGCGGCGGCATTACGTTTAAGCCGTGCGGCCTCTTTCTTCTCGTCTGGAGTCTTGTACGTGTGGTGCAGTAGGTACGTGGGCTCGCGTTGGTACTTCTCGATATATGCGGCGCACTTTCGCAGCGTCTCAGGTACGCTAAGGTGCTTACCCATTGCGCGGGCCGCGTTCTCGATCTTGCCCAAGCGGGAATTAACCCAGCTTGGTAGGGTGCCTCGGTGCATCCCTGTGGTGTGGCAGTGGTCGGCTACTTTGTCGTCGCCCAGGATATACCCGGTAATCGGACACCTACCGCCCTGCTCTGCTGCCTGTAGCTCCCGGAGGGCCGGAAGTTCAGACTGCTTGATTTTTACTAAGCTCATTAATCTCCATGGTTACCCGCTCCGCGAGCCGGTCAACGGCCTTGGATACGTGGGGACAGTTTGGGAATGCTTCGGTGATATTCCGAATGCTCGCTTGGGCGTCCGTACGTAGCCACAGCAGGCCTGCTTGCTCTACCAAGGAATCAGCCCAGCCCGTGCCGTAGTGGTCGGCGTATGCGGTCTGTACGCGGTCGTATGCGTCCTCCACACAGGTAGTCCCGGCTAGGTATTTCTCCGCCGTCTTGTCCGCACACTTCTTGCCGAACAAAAGAGGAATGCCGGGGATGTTGTCCGCGCCGTCGCCCTGGAGTAGTTGCAAGTAGAACCACTTAAGGCCGTATTGCAGTCCGTCCGAACCCTGCACGTCATATGCACCCAGAGGGACCTCTACGCGCTCCCAGGTCGTCCAGTTGATATGGAGGCCCGGCAACATACGCATGTCTTTATCGCGGGTGCTGATAGCGGCCAGATAGTCTCCCGGCTTACGTGCAGCGTCGTACGCACAGAAGGCCATACCGTCGTCTGCCTCTCGCGTTACCCAGACCTTTGGACGGAACTTGTTACCCTCGTAATGCTCCAGCACGTCCCGGAGGTACTGCCAGTTGCGAGGCTTGCGTCCGGAGCGTTGGCCCTGATACGGCTTAACGGTAGCGATAAAGAAGCGGTGAGCCTTGGTGCAACCCGGCGCGGACAGGTGAAGGATTACGGACTCACTACCCGTGCGTAGTCGGGTTTGCTCAATCCGGTTCATTGCGTTCTGTCGTGCGCGTCCCGGCTCGCATTCGTCGTTACCCGCTGCGTAGTACGCTAGGTAATCACCATCGTAGTGGAGGACGCGGCCCGGTACGGTGGCGGGAAACGTCCCCGGCCCAAACTGCGGAGCGGCCTCCGCCGCCCTCGCAATCTTTGCCTTAAGGCTGTCAAGGCTCAACCAATCGACGCCAGCGGGTCCGCTGCGGCCGCATTTTCCGGAGTGCTGTCCTCGTCACGTTCCGGGTCCTCTGCGTCCGGAATCTCCGCCTCTTGTCCATTAGCTGCCACAGCAGCAGCCAGCGGGTGGTCCTTCCAGTTGACGGCGGACATAATCTTGTTTTGGATTACGTTCTTGGACTTACCCGGAGTAACCACGCCCGTCTTTTCGTCCTTGCGGTCGTCGTACTTGCCCTCGATATAGATGCTGTTCCAGTCGTCCATGTCGGCAACGTCCCACATAAACGCCTTAATCTCGGTAGCCGCCTCCGGGACCGGGATATTTACAGGCTTGCCCGTAAGCGTGTCTTGTACGGTCGTGCCACGGATGCTGTAGCCGTTCCCCACGGGCTGAGTCTTGGGACCGCCCTTGAGCGTTGCGAACGTCTTTTTACCGTCCGCGCTTTTCTTGTGGAAAATATCCAGAATGAACGCGTCACCCAGCAATTCCGCGATATGGGTAGCACCGCCCGCGTAATTCATCATTGCGAAAATCTTAGGGAAGTTAGCCTTCTCTGTGAAAGAAAGAGACTCCTCCAAGGTAATGCGCTGCGGCGTACCGTTCGCAAGCGGCGGATGGTTAGGACCCGACAATTCAAACACCAGTTGCGCCATGTTCGGGGTACTCTTGCGACCCTCGTATTCTTTTTCGTGCTTGCCAATTTCGAAGTAGCCCACGAACCGCGCCCACGCCTGGCCTTTCTCCGGAGGCGTATAGTCACCACCACCCGCCGTAACCTCGGTCATGTTCGGGCCGGTTGCTTTCGCTGCTGCTACCTTTGCTGCCAGTTTTTCAGCCAGTTTATTAACGCTCAATCGTAGTCCTTATTAGTGAATAGAAAAAGAAGGCGTGTAACCGCCCATGTACTGCTGTCGCAACTCAATGCGGAACTTTTCGTACAGTGTGTTGAACTCGTCAGGGAACCCGCTTTCCTCCATCATGTTATTGCCGTGTACCGTAACGCTTGGCACGGGGACGGGGACAGTCCAGCCGAAGTACCATTCCATGAACTCGGACGCACCCAGCATGCAGGCATGCAGCAGCGCGGACGATTCGACCAACACAGATTTATGAGCGTCCTTATACAAGGCGTCGTGAACCTGATTAACCAGCAGAGCAAGCCCGCCAAAGTTCTTACGGGCATAGAAAGCGCGGATAGCGAGCCACATAGCGGCCTTAGCCCACTCACCGCCCGTCCCCTGTACCTCGTAGTTGGCAATTTCCGTGGGACTGAACGATTGCGGCATCCCGCCTTGTCGAATCAACCAGCCAGGGGCCGGAGACTCCCGGTAGCTGTACACCTTGTTATCCGGCGTAACGCTAAAGCCCTTGCCAAGCTGGCACATAAGGCCCTTAACGTCCGGGTGCGGCTGGATATTCTGCGTAGGGCGGCGGGACTTCTTAATGCGCTCCTCTTTCGCCTTGTTGTACGCGGCCAGTTCTGGATAGCGCTCCTCCTCAGCACGAATCAAGGCTTTAACGTCCTCAATGTTCATGCCGGTAGAGTCTGCGATTTTCTGCGCTCCAGCACCGTACGCCCGCTGGAATGAGAACACCTTAGCCTCCGTCCGCTTCTTGGGCCAGCCTTGCACCTTCTCAACCACGCACAGCCGGTACGCTTCCTCGTAGGTAATCCCTTCCTTCTGGGACACACGTACGCAGTGCATATCAAGGCCCGCTTTCAAGTCCTCGATAAGCTGTTTGCAGTTCGTTAGAATGGCCTGTACATAGACTTCCAGCGCGGTAAAGTCGGACTGCACAATCTGGCCGTCACCGCCGAAGCGGGAGATAAACACGGTCTTAACCTGGCTACCAGACAGAAGCTCTCCCGTAAGCTCGTCAATCTGGCCTTTAGGAACGTTCTGTAAGTTCGGGTTAGACGAGGAGAAGCGCGCCGTAACAGTGGACGTGTGGTTAATGCTGTGGTGGATAATGCTGTCGATACCCACCAACGTAAGCATGCCTTTGTACTCGCCCGTCTTTTCGTCAAGGGATATGTAGTACGTCCCAAGGTCTTTAGACAGCTTCGCAACGCTAGCCAGCGTCTTGAGGAAAGGAATGTTGCGCACGCCCAGCAGCGTAATAACTTCTTCGGCAACCGAATACAGGCCCTCGGTACTACTGGCCCATTCCTCATTAGGCTCTGTGTATCCGGGGAACTCGTAGAAGTAATCCCGCATTGCAGACTTGGGCTTACTGAGGTCGTCTACCTTCTTCGTTACCGTCTTGTACTCGCCCGCGTTCTTTCCGCTGAGATAACGCACGGGCTCCGGTTGATGGTCCAGCCTTAGCCAGTCGTCAACGGCCATAGTCTCGAAGGTGGCCTTACCGTCAACGGTGGTAGGCTTGCCCTTCAAGTACAGGTGCTTTTCGTCTTTCTTCGTGTACGCCTGCTTCCCGTGTTCGTCCAGGATCGGCGTACGCTTCTCGTACTTGACCTTTCCGCCAAAGATTAGCGGGGAGAGGTGGTAACGATTCGACCAGTTGAAGTCGAACGGCAAATCGTCCGGGAGATAGGCGCGAAGCTCGGTAGTAATCTGCTCCAGCTTCTCCTTAAGTTCGGAGGCCAGCTTAAGCCCTAGCTCCTTGTCTACGTACATACCGTTGCGTTCCATTTCAACGGTACACAGCAGACTGCCCATGTTGAGCAGGATTGATTTAACCTGGCCTGTCTTGCGCGCCTTGGCAAGCTGCCCCAGGAAAATCTTTTCCGTGTTCCCTATATCGCCTAGCCCGCTCTCGTCGCCACACAGGTAGCGCATGAGTAGGTCTTTATCAATGTCGGGAGTGTCTACGCCCGCTTCCCAGAGCGCTTTAACCTCGTCAATTTTGACGTTACCGCCGTAGGCGGGCACCATGTCATCCATGGAGAGCATGTGAGCGTTTGGCTCCATGCCTCGCAGCAGGTATTCTGCTAACTGACAGTCCCACACATTCCCGCCACGCGCTACGAACTCCATCCAAGCCTCAAGGTTCTGGGGCTCGCGTAACGCATACAGCAAGTCAAATTTAATGTTCTGTCCGACGAGAAGCGACGTATCTTTAAGGAGCTTCGTGAACCAATCGAAGGGACGCGTACCGCGACCAAAATACTCACCGATTACGCCACCGTCTTTACGCTTCCAGCCGGAGCAAACTACAAAATTCTCAGGGAGGAATGGAGACGCCTTACGTTTCATGTAGGCTTTAATCGTTGTTTCCACGTCCCAGACGCAATACGTCATCTACGTTTGTTCCTCACTATCTGGTGTATTACGTTTCTCGGAACTCCGTACGCGAGCGCAAGCGCGGCCTGCTGGCCGTACTCGCCTGTGAATTCGGAGCGGATTTGAGTTACTTCTTGATCGGTAAGCACGCGAGTGGACACCTTGCTACCAGGCTTGCCGGCTGTGTCTCTTACGTTCTCCGCTTGCGTTCCCCAGACGAGGTGCTGCGGATTGATACAACGTGAGTTATCGCAGGTATGCCGTGCAACACGCCCATTCGGCTGCTCACCTGTCTTTATGATTAGTGCGCGAACGTGGCGACTAACGTAGCGGCCTTGAAACCAGCAGGACGAATAGCCCCGCCGGTTCCCTGCGTAACCGTGGTCGATACACGGCTCTGTCAACTCAACTCTTTAAATCGCAGCATGAACGACGTGTAGGCCGCGTCTGAATCCCACGCCTGCAAATTCCACGGCAACGCCTTAACGCCGTCAAACGACGACCACGCAATAGCATCTGTCTCCACAAGGTGCGGCAAGGGTGCGGGCATGAACTCCCGTCGCTCCGTCACCAACATACGGAGGTCTGCTTTCTTGATGGTCGGATGCAACGGAAACGGCAGACCGAAGCGTGCGCAAATAGCCTGCTCCACGCGCTGCTCGATAACCTTGTAGTCCGGGAGAAGTTGCTTAAGCGGGCTCGACACGTCACCCAGATACGCTTCCGCCGCGTCGTGCAGCAGACCTTGCAAGGCGTACTTTTCCGGCGCAACGTGCGACACGTACACACTGTGCTGAGCCACGCTATATGCTGCTGAGGTGTGGCCTGTGAATCGACAGATACGGGACAATGCGCGGGCTATGTCCTCAATATCAATCATGTCCGCTGTCGGTGCGCTAAAATCGAAATAGCGGCCTGTGGCGGTTAGGATTTGCGGAGGGATCAACTAACCTTACCGTCTACGATATAGCGGACGGCCTTCTCCATATCGGCCAGCGTGTAGTAGGCGTCCGGGATAGAGGCCAAATGCATAAAGACCCGCTCGCGTACCCCGCGCTCATACGTCTCCGTAGCCCGTGCGGTTGCCGCGTTAGACGTGCCTAAAATTTGAGTACGGAGAGAGTTAATCTGGCTTTCAATCTGTGCGATTTTCTGTGACGTGTCCATTAGGTATCCTCAATGTGGCGAAACGATTTAAAGACCGGATGACGAGGCGCGTCTACCGTGCCGTGGTCGAAGTGTTTGAAGGTGACGAGACGGCCTAGCAACTCCCAATGATCGCGGGGAGAATCCAAATCGTCCTTATAGGTTTGCCAAAGCTCGGCACGCTGCGCGGCTGTGAAGCCCGTACCGATGTTGAAAGTAACGCCGTTTCGCTCGACTACTAACGCGCCTAGCGTACCCTTGCCTACCAAGCCATCCTTAGCCGTGGATCGTTCGGTGTTACCCAGGGCGTCCCGTTTTGCCTCGTTGGCGTTGTGCATCTCCTCAACGCAATCAATTACCCGCGCCTCAGCGTCTACAAAGCGCTTGACCTTAACTAGCCCGCCCTCGCGTTCCGTGGAGCGCCCGTACTTGTACATGCCTTGCGGGCTGCGAATCATTAAGCCCTCGTATCCTTGCTCCAGGAATTGCGCCTCCAGCGTCGCTAGCTCCTCTGCGTTGGTGACAAGGTGCTGGGGAACCAACTTCGTTCGCTCAACGGGAAACACTCCGGTAGTCGGACCTACCCACTCCTCCAAACGCCCGGAGCGCTGCTCAAACGGAATGCCCTCCGAGTCCGCGTCAATCAAATCGAATGCATGAAACGTAAAATCAGGCTCGTCCTTCTTAGACATGACGGCCATACTGTTTTGCATTGCGTTGGGGTCGGTTTGTGAGCCTACGATAAGCTCCCCGTCAACACCCTCCAGTACCTCCCCGTTGCTGCGCGCCCACTCTTGCACAAACGGGTTAGGAATAGGCTTTAGGCTTCTGCTATACGCGACACCGCCAAACACTACGCAGCGGATACCGTCAATCTTTGGCGAGGCCCACACAGGAAACTTGATAAGCTCCGGCTTGGTGAGCGTCGCGGCAAGATTGGGTTTAAAGCCTGCCGGAATCATCGGCCCACACCCAGGATACGGAGGAGTTGGGCGCAGCGTACTGGCTGGTTTGGGAAACGGTTAAACGCCCACTCAGCCACTGTCTTAGCCGCAGACATTAGCGGCGGCCTCCACGGAACGAACCAAACGACGAGCTACGCGAATAGCTGTAACTCGGACGGCTGTAGGTAGTGCGGGGTGCGACGTACGGCGGGCGGGTAACGTTGGTGTAGCTCTTGTTAATCACGGTCGTATTGCGCGTGACTCCACCACCGCCTCCGCCACTCATGAGGTGGCCCATGAGCATCCCAGTAAAGAATCCATCGTGAGACGCAGGAGCGGTCTGTACGACCGTTACCGGGGCTTGGGGTACGGCGTTCATAACGGGCGGCTGTGGAGGCTGTACGTAAGCCACAGGAGCCGTTTGCACAGGACCCGAACACGCCGCGACGAGCAACGCCAGCGTTACACCGATTGCAGCCCCGATAACGACTAGTTTTTTATTCATCCTTGTCCCTCAGTTTGTTTAGCATTTCCCAGATTAGGAAGCCCGTACCGCCGACCATGAACGGCAGTTCTAGAGCCATTAGCCCTAGCTGCACCGCATCCCAGAAAGCTGGCACTATGCAAGGCACAGGTACTCACGGACGCGCCGGAAGTACTCCGCCCAGGCTTCCAGCATCGGGCCGAATCTTGAAGGAATTTCCAGGTAGTCGGACGGGTGTACGTACTGCGTGCGGACCTTGTATGTAGCGGGCTGTCCAGGGATCGGATAACCGAACACTGGATAAAGCGTGTCCACTTCCGCCCAGCCTTCTCCACTATTCACGACACGGACCAACGTCCCGCGCATGAGCCAATGCGTAGGCCCACCGCGTACGCCGTCTGCGTCTTTCTTTTGAGTCTTGATAATCCCGTAAGGCACTAACGAATCTCCGAAGGCATTAGTAGGCGTCCGCGCTCACCGTCGAAAATTACTTCTGCGTGCGGGGACTCTGGCTGGCCTGGCAAGTTGAGCTTGCTTTTTGCTACGCTGATAAAGCGGCTATTAACGTATGCCGGGTCTTGGCTGTAGCCCGTAAAAATGATTGCATCGCATGCACCCTGCTTACCCGTCTTGCTGTCCTTAAGCATGTGGTCTAACGGGAACTGGCAGTACTCCTTAGTGCCACCCTCGGCTGATATCTGGGAGGTGGAGATAATCGGGCAGTCATACTTAACGCCCAACTCCCGCGCCCACTGATACATAGCCTCTAGCGTCTGGTCCGTGCGACGGTCTACGCTGGTGGTGTCGCCCTTAAACTTGATGTTGTCTACCATGTCAAAGACGACGAGACCCGGAGGGATGCGCCGTAGAATCTCCTCAACCTCATAACTCCAGAAGTTGTGGATATTCATAACGCGAAGCCGATTTGCGCCGCCTACTGCGCGGGAGTACTCGTCCTTTAGCGTCCCGTCTATGGACTTACGGATTAGGTCCGCGTCCGTGGCAAATAGAGCGCTCTGGTATGCACGTCTGACAATGCGCTTACCAGGTCCCTCGTTGTTCATCCACAGCACGTACCGCCCGTGGTTATCTCCGTAGTACTCCTCAAATTGAGGGGCCATAAAAGTAACTTCGGAGAGGAGGCCAGTAGTCTTACCCTTGCCCGGTCGTCCAGCCCAGATAATTGCATCGCCACCGCGAAGCGGGCGACACGTCTGGTTAAGACAATCAAGGCGGAACCGCAACCCCTTGTTACCCTTGTCGTCCTCAAGGATCGAATCAATATCGTCCATGACTTCGGGAATCAGCACCTTGCGTGTCGTCTGCTGAGTGAAGCGGTCAAACTCCGCTCGCAGGGATACGTATAGGTCTTGCTCCTCGCCCTGCTGCCAGCGTGTAAGTACGTCCGTGAATCGACTAGCCGCCTCCGCTTCCACCAGTCGCCCCATTAGCCCAGCCTCAAGCGAGGGCTCACAGTCGTTAAGCAACGCGGGCTTAAGCAACTCCTCAAAGAGTGCTAATTTTTCCGGTTTGACTGTGGGGTGTTGGAACGATTTGAACCAGAACATGAACGGCTCAAACTCGATCCTATTCACTTCTGGGAACTCTTTATAGAACGCGCCGAAGTCGTCTATAAAGATGCGGGAAAGGTCCTCTAATGCAACCTTGGGGACGGCCTTGTAGACTTTCTCGTACTTGTCTCGATACTTAAGAAGCTGGAGTAGAGTTACCTCTATGCTCAATCAGCCTCCTAGCGCATGCAGAGGCGCACCGCTGCCAAACTTATAAGATTCGACCCGTCCATCGTAGTAGTGCAGGCGGGCTTCCTCCCGGAACATGCTGGGCGCTTCCTCGTATATCGTCTTTCCGTATACGGTGGGCAAATCGTGGCCGTCCGAATCGTCCACCCAGAGGCCCCAACGGTCTCCACAGCAGCTACAGGAGTCTGAGTTATCGCAGAACTCCTCCGCTTTACTGATAGCTTCCCTCGCGCTGGTGGCTTGGATAAAGACTTCCTCGCACACGTTCTCATTAACGACGAAGCTACCGCCGCTATTGTTCTGCGAAAAGCGGAACCATTTCAATTTCTTCAGGACAAAAGGCATGTTATTTCCTCCCTGCTTAATAGCTTGGGGTCTTTCGTTGATAAGATGCTGCGAGCCTTCACACCGTACGCCCGTAGCTTCCTGATAATCTCTAACGCGGCTGTCTGCCCCGCCTTATCCGGGTCTAACCACACGCATACGGGCTTACCTGCTCGGATTACCTCCGCTGCGGTGTGGTAGTTAAGATCGGTCCCCAGGATTGACCACCCGGCTACGCCCGCACGGCTCACCTTGTAGGCGCTAAGCATGTCCTCAGTGAGAACGGCCATAGGGCCGTCCCCGTACCGCACAATCAACCGTGCTTTGTCTACGCTGGGGTTAAGGTACTTACGCGGATTGGACTTATCGAGCGTCCGCGCCTGCCAATACACGGGCACTCCCGTAGCACTGTCGTACACGGGCATAACCACGCGCTGCAACTTCGGATTCCAGTAGAACCCCAGAGCCGCTATCTCTGCGTTAGAGATACCCGCTTTGTACAACCACACCCGCGCGTCCAGAGGCCACGTACTAGGCTCCTTGTTCGCCGGCATAGGTAGACTGGGGTCGTCTCTTACCACCCGCTCTGCGTCCCGCATGCGACCCAGACGGGCTATCTTTGCTGCTGGGCTTTCTGCTGGTCGTGGAATAAAGCGCTTGTATCCGCATCGGTGACAGTAGGCGCTCCATCCGTCCCGCTTGTGGTTGATGTGGAGACAGTCGCCCTCTCCGCAGGAATGAGGGACCTTTTTTGATCCCCCTTCGCGTAGAGCTTGCGCCTGCTCTAACCAGTAGGTGTCCTCCACGCGGTTCCTTTCGTTATCTTGGTAATGGTGCCTAGAGATACGCCGTACTTCTCAGCCAGAGCAAACCGCCCAAACACTGCTGAACCTCTCCGGTACATCATCCGGATATACTCAACATCGGCTTGGGTTAGCTTCGCCTGTCCGTTTAGTTCGCCTGTGTTATTGGGTCTCTTTCCTCGGTGTCGGGATTCGCGGTCGTTCGCGTTGTCCTTTTGAGTCCCTATTACTAGGTGGTTTGGATTAATGCATGCGGTGTTATCGCACTTGTGGCGAACAACAAGGCCCCGAATTTCGTCTAGGACCTTGCCGTTATGCTCGCAGTAGACGACCCTACTTAGCTGGACAGTGCGCCCGCCGACTCTAACCCTCGGATATCGGCCGCCAGTTGGTAAAGGTGCTTCTACGCACGCGTCCAATTCCTGCATTACTTACGTTTCATGGCCTTCCGGATAACTCGCTCCAGCGATTCCGTAGCAGCTACGCCACCCGCTCCCAGGAACGCCAGGACGAGCCCGATAACCAGCAGACCGACACCGAGAGCGAACCCGAACCACAGCGGCAGAGTTACCAACCACCACGACCACGTAGCCACTACCCCGATACCTGCCAGCTTGAGGGCGAACAGGATCAGGAATACGACAGTGAGCAAGCTCAAAGCGTTACGCCGTGCTTTGCTGCTTCCTCCTTCACGAACAATTGAACCTCTCGTACCTTAGCGTCCGCTTCTACAATCTCCTTGCATGCGAACGTGTACAGGTCCAGTGCACGCGTCTTGGCTTCCTGGGCCAGCGAGACCTCCGCCTTAGCCTTGTCCTCCAGCTTCGAGAGGTTAGCTACATGGGCGTCGATAAGACTAGCGCGCACCTTGAGAGCAACACCACGAAGCGACGCGAACGCGGCGAGAATTGCAGCAGTAATTTTGTGCATGGTTATCCTTGATTGATTTATTGGTCGGTGAGTAGAACGGCGGTTAGTGTTGGTGGCAGTGCGCGACCTCCGCCCTCCACGGACGGTGCTCTCTATGCCCTCTACCATCCAGAGGCGGTTTCTTTCGCCATCGCGCAGCGCTACGCTAGGCTACTCAGTCCTGCTTACTGGTATCGAACACGCTACACAGGGCCAGCCGTCGCCAACCCTCATTCGCAATCCGAGCTACACCAACACTAACCGCCGTTCGGCGGCTCGTGTTACTGAATCGCTGCCAGCGGGTCCGCGCTAGCTGCTTCGGCGTTCGGTGCGTCTGCTTCCTGTGCTGCCTCGCCCACGGAGGTAATCGCGCCAATGTCGATTACATGTACGTCAAGGTCTGCACCCTCACCCACCAAGACCTTAACTTTCTTGCCCTTATCCGTCTCGTAGACAGCAGCGACGACGCCCGTGTAGCTCTTGCGGGTTTCACCACGACCGAACGGGTACGTAACAATGTCGTCCTTTGCGAGGTTAGCGACGAGTGCGGCGGCCTTAACTGCGGCCTTAAGTTCCGCGAGTTTTGCGGTGTCGGCTGCGATGCGGGTTTCGAGTGCTGCGATTTGTTCTTGCTGGCTCTTTGCCATGTGTAGTCCTAAAGGTATAGAGGTTTAAAACTAGAGAAGTATAGGTACGACGAGAAGCAGGAAAATCGATGCTGTTACGGTCATTCCCGTACGCAGGATATGGCTAGAGGATTAGCCCTCTCGTAGCCAGCTACGTAGCAAATGTTTGGGCCGTCTTGGAACCGGTCAATGGTAGCCGCCACATGAGGCGTGCGGCCTAAGTACTCTCCGAAGTGCGGCGTATCTGCTTTCGCACTATCCGTACAACCACTAGCGAAACCACCGATTAGAGCAAGAGTACACAACGCGTAAAATAACTTCACGCGGCCTCCACAGTAACGCTTGCCTTGATCTTGCCCAGCGACTCGACACGGATAAGCTCAAACTCGCCCGTAATGCCGTTATCGCGCAACCAATCACCCGCCGCTACAGGGCTGTCGAATTCCGTATCAAGGAGCTTGCCGCGCTCAAGCATGCGGACCTTGCCCACGGGCGTTGCTACCTCATGCAGGGCATCCGGCGCAAGTCCCCAATCTCTAGCCTGGCGCATGCGCTCGTCCCCTTCGTCGTCGTTCAGTAAAACACGTACGTTCCCGCCCGGGCCGATGTTGCAACCGGTCACCACGTACACGTTTCCCCGCGTGAAATACCCGTCTGTCTCACTTCCCGGTGTTACGCGGTCGCCAGCCTTGAACGGGAGTACAAGCTCAAATCGCCACGGATACCAGCTACCAGGCGTCTCAGCAACCTGAATGTAACCCTCCTCACCTCCCGCACCCGTCGCTGTTTCTACGGTGTACTCCAGACCTAGTACAAGCGGCGGGAAAATGTTTACGCAACGAACCTTGTCACCAACCTTAAATTTTGCTTCGCTCATACTTCCTCCACATTTCGATACGTTGATTTTCAGACTTCAATCCTGCTTTGAATCCTTCCTCGTACCCGTCGCCCTTACCCACTTTGTACGCACTACTAATGGCGTAGAGCAAGATAACGCAGACGAGTAACGCTATTACTGCCGTGTGCATGTTCGCTCCTTAACAGCAAGGGTCCGCGATTACCGGGAATCCCTCTTTGGTGAAAAGGATATTTCCTGCGTGGAGGTCTGGGTGACCGTCTGTCGATTGCCACACTAGCTCTAACGTCTCGTACAGAGCCTTCATTTCTGCGGTAGCATCGTCCGGAATCGACTGCTCCCATTCCCGTGGGCGGCTGCGCTGGGGCAGGTCCAAGCGCCGCGCTTTGCCTGTATTCTCCGTAAGAGCGTCAAGCACAGCGACGTAGAACCCGCTACCCGTGTAATCCATCTGGTAATCAGACAGGAAGTACACCGACGGAACGCCGTGCAAATGTTGGTTGCGTTGGGACCATGCGAGGTACTTAAAGCATGCGTCCGTACGACTCTTTCCCAGCTTCACGACGATTCCGGGGTAGTTGTCGTTAGCGAATGCATACGAGTACGCACCCGCACCAAGCAGATACCACCCGGTGGCCTCGGTGAACGCATGCCCAAGGTAATACGGATGCGCGGCTAGCTCTTTGTCGTAGGCGTCCTCTGCGGTGAGGAACATAGGATCGGTGCCACGGCTTGAGGTCGTGCATCTCCACGTCTCGAATAGCCTATCGTCTACGTCTGACTTTCCGAAAATCTCCTTGTGGTCCTGGTGTGCGTTGTAAAGCTCCGCACGGGCATAGCCAAACTGCTGGATTACCCGTGCAAAGCCCTCGCCCACACGAACAGCGCGGGAACGTGCGATTGCATTGCGGTGTACCCGTGCGTCTCCGGCAAGCCGGTTATAGTGGAGGCCACGCGCGGCTCTACAGCTTGGTTTCCATTCGGACACCCACGGCTGGCTTTCCCAGATGTGGCAAGCGTGCGGATACATTTCGCATCCGTACCTGTCCCACACCATGAGCGGTACGCCGGATGGATTATGTAGCCGCCACTGTGCACGGTAGGAATCGTATTCGGCTGCTGGGTCAACTTTCGCGGGCCGCTCCAAGTCCATACGGAGATTGTCCACGCGGCCCACTCGCGCGCCGTCGATACGCAGTTCGTTTGCGAACAACTTAAAACTACGCCCAATCTCCAGCTTTGGGAGGTTCTGGAACCCAGCGAAAACCCGCTTTTCTAACGCGGCAAAGTCGAACCCGCCCAACTTATTGGAGCGCTGCTCCGGAGTCGGAGTAACAGCGAGTTTGACGCCCATTCCACGTAACAATTGGCGGCGGTTCTTTTCCGCTTCGTAGCGCTTGCCAGCGATCCCAGCGATGCCCGTCAATTTGAATTGTGCTCGTTGCTTCATGGTAGGTAACCTTTGCGTGGGCGCGGTGCGCCTCTATCAATACTTGTCGTTGGTTCATAGATTGTCCGGTTAAGGCCGTGTGCGTTATCGGCTGCGGACAGTCAACAATGCGCACGGCCCTGGAGTCCGTGCATTGAGTTAGACGAGGCGGGCTCGTGCTTGGATGGAGAACATGCCTTGCTGCTGGCGCTTCAGGAGGCCCGCGTTAAACACGCGCTTTGCGTCCGGGTGAGCGTTGAGAAACTGGCCCACGGTGTGATTGCGGCCGTGTTCGTTAAAGTCGCGCTTCTCTTGCTGCGGTTGTGATTGCTTGTTCATTCGTTATCCTTAACAGTTGCCAAAACAAAAAGCCCGCAACAAGGCGGGCAAACTTACCTACACGAAAACCTACGGACGGATTTGTAGATTGATCCGTAGTTATCCTAATAAATCAGACGAAAGCAGGTGCAGTAGCCTCCATGAGCGAACTAACCCCCAGCAGCCGCATTACCGATTGCAGAGCACTAGGCTCGTCCATCGTGCGACCTTTGTAGGCTACTTCCATACGAACGCTTCCAACCGAGTCACACTCATAAAGACGTGCGCTTTTGATTTTGAAGTCCTGCCCCGCCACTACTGAGATAACACGGACCAGCGTGTTATCAGGTCTCCCGTCCTCACGGGACAGATTTACGCACATGCTCCGAATCATTGTTCCTCAGTCTCTCTAGTTCTACAGCGGTTGAACAAGGAGACTCACTAAGAATCCTCCTTGACGAACCGTAGTTCGTGCTGGGCCATCGTCGTTCGTCCAGGCGCACCCTTCCATGCACGTTGTTTGCATGTTTAAGTACGGCTATCAGAAGTCCTAATTAGCTTCCCAGCCTCGCTTTGGTTTCCCTCGGCATACTCCCCTTGGGACTGCTCTCCGCGACTCCGACTCTTTATCCTGTTCTTGCCTTGTTCCCAAGGACTTACACGCCAGGCTAGTAGGCCGTAACTATCTCGCTTCCAACTCAACTACCTAGGCTACCTAGAACGTCTTTTTCTACTTGCTTGCCCAGTGGGCTACGCTTTCGTCTGTTTCGTTCTGTGCTGCCATGGGTTGAACTGTACGCTGGCCCACTTTCTGTGTCAAGAACTTTGTGCGCTGGCCCACTTAGGACCAACCACAGGAAATTTCTACCGGAGTAAAGATATTAAGCGAGTACATGTAAGCAATATGTTACAAATACGAGTTTAAAAGAGCGCTTATTCTTGCCATGGGCCTGACAAAGTTCTTGACACAATAGCGCAGGCCCCATACCATCACACGCACACGCATTACTTATAAAGACAAATACTCATGGCATCGATTAGCCAGCGCGGCGACAAGTGGAGAGCAAAGGTACGTAAGGCCGGAGCAGCCCCACAATCAAAATCATTCGACACGCGCGAAGAAGCCGAACAATGGGCCGCTAACCTTGAAGCTCACATAGAGTCCGGTAAGCCGCTGGAGCGTGAAGCAGCGGACCTAACCTCAATCCGTGAAGTGGTCCAGATATATTGGGACACTGTAGGACCCACCGACGATAACGAGTCTGAGCTTGTAGCCCTCAAGCTAGCCCCCTTTGCGGACCTCATGGTGTCGGAGCTATCGGCAGAGGACATTACCGCCTGGCAACCAGAGCGGACAAAGCTAATGGACGTGCTGGAGGAAGTACTGGAGACAGCCCGCTCCGACTTCGGTATTAACCTACCTGATAATCCCGTACGTGCTGCATATGCTAAACCGCAAGTAATGCGGATTCGTCGCCTAGCATCTTACGAGGAACCACAGTTAATAGAAGAAGCTAACCGCACTCGTGGTGGATACCTCACAGATTCCATTATCCTTGACTTGGAAACCGGATTATCTCAGTCTGAATTGGTTAATCTGGACTGGTCTAACATTCATTTAGACCGGAGTGAATTGATAGTACGCGGACGTTCTGGCGACAGGATTATCCCATTAACTGACAAAGCTAAAAGTGTATTAGTCTCGCGTGGAACTCAGGTTAAAGGCCGTGTATTTCCCGGAGTAACTGCACAGGCTTTGCAACGCTCTTTTATTCGTGCCGTAGAACGTGCCAACATTGCGGACCTTCATTTTAACGACCTCAGACACGAGGCAATATTCCGCATGAAGAACCGCCATACTTTTGAGGAAGTTAAAAGCATTTCTGGCCTAGGTCATAGGTCCCTGGAACGCTACTACGGCAACGCCGCACCCTGACATTGGACGCCCTCCACGACCCTTTAAAATCAACAGGTTACGGACCACATTTCACGATGTAAAATACTACCCCGTATAGGAGAGGCGAGACCTTTCCCGCGTGGTAGCGTTGCCCGACGAACGCCCCGGCAAGTTCCAGGCTTGCCCTATTAATTTCTTTGTAAACATTCCTTTTGTTTACCCTCAATCCCTCTAATGATTGGTTCCTACGGTAGTTCTATCCGAGGAGCGAAGCGACGAGGAGATTTAATCTACCTTTAATATTATAGGAGTTTATATGTCTAACAACTCCCGTATTACTGGTAGTGCTGGCGTAGCCCAGCGTAAGCGTATTAGACAGAGAGATAACTATACTTGCTGTATGTGCAAACGTGCAGTACGTGTAGGAGAAGTAGATCATAAGACACCATTAGAACATGGTGGTACTAATGATGATAGTAACCTATGGTTGCTCTGCAATCCATGCCATAAGGTTAAAACAGCTAAAGATAGAGGTTATATCTTAAAGACTGCTATTGCTGAGGATGGTACTCCTACAGCTAATCATCATCATTGGAACAGATAGATTTATTTCTTTGGTCTACCTTCGGTTAGTAGACCTCTGTAGAACTACAGTAGTCTTATTTCCTTCATACCCAAGTATTCCTGAATTTAGGAATTATAAAGTATAGAAATTTTATACGAGAAGGGTTCTAGGAAAGCAGCTAATCAGGCATGCTAATTGCCAATAGCTATAACCTACCATATTCGTAGCTCGATACCGTACCAATGCACAATAACAGTGCGATTATGGCTTATCCAGGGTATACCCTGTACTATGGGGCGGGGGTAGGTCATAAATTCGGTCAATCAATCGGCAGACACCGACTGGTCCCAGTTGAAATAACGCTAAGTCCAAATATTTAGCCAAGAAACACCCTTCCTTCAAGATTCGGCCCGATAAGGGCTAGTCCTCGCCAATAGCTCACAGAATTACGAATAGCTGCTGTCTAACGCTAGCTGGGTTCGTTTGCCTTTAAAAGCATCCTCCGGCAGATACGAGTAGCAGCTAACCGCAATTCTGTTGTGCGCGTACGCATACACACGCGTAGCCCAATATTAGGAGTACAAAATAACTATGGCTCGTAAGCGTTCAGATAGCACGACGCAGGCAGTAGCAGCGACGCAAGCAGCTATCTCCGGTCCTATTAAACCTCCTGCCCATATCCACCTCAGGGATAGAGACTGGCCTTTCTGGGAGGCTATCGTATTGGCCCGTGCGGCTGATACTTGGAACCCGGCTGATTTAGCCCTAGCTGCTAACCTGGCCCGCTGCCAAGCAGATATTGACCGGTTGCAGGGTGAGATAGACACGGAAGGCGATGTACTCAAGAACGCCAAAGGTACGCCGGTCGTTAATCCTAAGCATGCGCTCATGGAGACATTCAGCCGCCGCGCTGTGGCCCTCTCCCGCGCTATCCACGTCCACGCAGAAGCCACGCAGGGCCGCTCCCGCGATGCCGGTAATAAGCTGGGTACTGAGAAGGGCCAGCGGGCCGCTGTAGGGGCTGCTGCGGCCTCCGACGATGCTAGTTTGATTCCCGGTCTGGGCGCAACGCTTCAATGAAGGTACGGGAGCAAGTAAGCCCCGGTCCTCTCAAGCAGACAATACCCCAGACACGCGGACAGCGGGTTATCGCCTTCTGTGAGCGGTTCCTACGCGTCCCGGAGGGTGCGCTGGTCGGCCAGCCTATCCGGTTTGAGGAGTTCCAGCGGGAATTCATTCTCTCCATCTACGACAACCCACACGGGACGCGTAGAGCGATTCTAAGTATTGCCCGCAAAAACGGTAAATCCGCAGTTATAGCCTGTATCCTCCTTGCGCACTTGATTGGGCCAGAGGCTAGGCTTAACTCTCAGATTGTCTCCGGTGCTATGTCACGGGACCAGGCGGCGCTAGTGTTCAATCTGGCCGCCAAGATGGTCCAGCTATCACCAGAGATTAGCCCGCTAATTAGGATTAATCCTTCCGGTAAGAAGCTCATAGGGCTCCCGCTCAACGTCGAATACAAGGCCCTGTCCGCAGAGGCCAAGACTACGCACGGGCTCTCCCCTGTCCTCGCCATTCTAGACGAGATAGGACAGATACGCGGACCGCAAGACGACTTTATAGACGCGGTTACGACCTCTCAAGGCGCGCACGCAGAGCCTCTGCTAATCGCTATCAGCACGCAGGCCGCAACGGATGCGGATTTGCTCTCTGTCTGGATTGACGACGCGATTAAGAGCAACGACCCGCACATGGTGTGCAGGCTGTATGCAGCAGACCCAGACGCGGAGCTAATGGACGCCACGGGCTGGGCAAAGGCTAATCCCGCTCTTGGTGTGTTCCGCTCGTTAAAGGACGTAGAGGAACAAGCGAAGCAGGCAGTTCGTATGCCCTCCATGGAAAACACGTTCCGTAACCTGATTCTAAATCAGCGGGTCTCCACGGTATCCCCGTTCGTCTCCCGCGACGTTTGGAAGTCTAACGAGGGAACGCCCTACTTCGATACCGGTACGCAGGTATTCGGCGGCCTTGACCTATCGGCCCGCACCGACCTTACGGCGTTCGTCCTCATTGGCAAGAAGGACGGCAAATGGCATGCGCTCTCATTCTTCTGGACTCCTTCCGAAGGTCTTACGGATAGAGCAAAGCGGGACCGCGCACCCTATGACGTGTGGGTAGACCAAGGGTACTTACGCACTACTCCCGGTCGCACCGTGGACTATGAGTACGTGGCCCGCGACATTGCGGAGATTTGCGAGGACTACCGGGTACACAGCATAGCGTACGACCGCTGGCGTATCGACCTTCTTAAGAAAGAGTTTAGCGATATCGGTATCGATGCGGATACGTCCTGCAAGGAAGGTGGAAAGCTCCCGCTGGTGGCGCACGGCCAGGGCTATAAGGACTTCTCTCCGGCACTTGACGCGCTGGAATCGGAACTCGTCAACGGGCGCGTAGTGCATGACGGTAACCCCGTCCTGACTATGTGTGCGGCTAACGCTGTGGTTCAAAAAGACCCTAGCGGTAATCGCAAGCTCGATAAAGCTAAGGCTACCGGTCGTATCGACGGCTTGGTAGCTATGGCTATGGCGTTTGGAGCAACTGTGCTGGCTGCTAGCGATGTTGAGCCGGAGCGCACCTATCAATTCTTTGTCTTGTAACACTTAGGAGTACATGCAAACAAAAGCCTTTTCGGCAATCACTATCAAAGCACTCCGAGAGGATGAGCGAGAGATTGAGGGGATTGCCAGCACTCCGGCTCTGGACCGGGTTAAAGACATTGTAGAGCCTATGGGCCTCACGTTCGCTCCAGATGCACCTCTCCTCCTCAACCACGACCACGCCCAGCCCGTAGGGACCGTCCAGTTTGGCGCACCCACTTCTAAGGGCCTGCCGTTCGTCGCAAAGATTGCCAAGGTAGACGAACCGGGAGTAGTGAAGGACCGCACAGACGAAGCGTGGCACAGCGTCAAAAGCAAACTAATCAAGGGTGTCTCCATCGGGTTTATCCCGGAGGAGTACGAGCCCATGGGCGACGGTAAGGGCCTCCGCTTCACTAAAGCAAGCGTGCATGAGCTTTCTCTGGTCGCTATCCCGTGCAACCCCGAAGCGGTCATTACCGCATTCAAGAGTCTGGAACTCGCTGAGGCTGCAACAGCAGCCGAAGTACCGGGCGAAAAACCCGAAAACACGCCAGAGGCAAACACCGAAGGCGTAGCGGACCCGTCCGCGCCACTCACTGCAACTCCCGAAGCTAAAGCGGCGCAAAAGGTCGCGCTAAAGCCTTTCTTTTACCCTAAATACTAAGGATACCGTATGACTCTGGCAGAACAAATCAAGGCACTCCAAGCAAAGATGGCAGCAGCGCAAGAAGCGCGCGATGCGGTCGTCGTTAAGTCGGCAACGGAAGGCGTAGCCCTCACCGACGAGCAGATTACGGAGATTAACGGCATTAACGACGCGCTGGCCGCAGACGAAAAGCAACTTGGCTTCCTCGTCGCTACTGAGAAGTCGATGGCCGCCCGCGCCGTGGCCGTGAATAAGGGTGTGGAAATCCGCGACGGTGCGGTTATCGAGACCAAGACCAACGCGCCTAAGGGTTCGGCCTTCACGCGCACGGCTATGGTTATCGCAAAGTCTAAGGGCAATCTGACGTTGGCCCGTGAGCTTGCGGAAGTCCACTACAAGGACGACGCGGTAGTTAATGGCATCGTTAAGGCCGCCGTCTCCGCAGGCACTACGCAAGTAGCACAGTGGGCAGGCAACCTCATTTACCCGGAACAGTACGCCGGTGACTTCGTGGAACTGCTTTACCCGCAAACGGTCCTTGGCCGCCTCAACCTCCGCAAGATTCCGTTTAACGTCCGCGTCTCGACGCAAGCAAGCGGTACTACGGTTGGCTGGGTCGGTGAGGCTCAACCCGCGCCGGTTACGTCCGCTGGCTTCGATAAGATTTTCCTGACGTGGGCTAAGGTGTATGCCATTAGCGTTATGTCGGATGAACTTATCCGCTTCTCTAATCCGGCTGCTGAAGCGCTGGTGCAAGCAGATTTGCTCAAGGCCACGGCTAAGGGTTTGGATTTGACGTTCCTCGGTACGGGTGCAGCAGTGCCTAACGTCTCCCCGGCTGGTATGTTGAATGGCGTTACTGCTGTCCCGGCTACGGCTAACACGGCAGAGGCGCTTATTGCGGACATTCAGACGCTGGTTGCTCCGTTCATCGCTGCCAATATCGACCTCACGCAAGCCAAGCTGCTCATGTCTCCGGCCCGCGCTCTGGCTATCGGCTCGATCCGCAACGCTCTGGGTAACAAGTTCTTCCCGGATATGAGCATGAACGGTGGCGTTCTGGAGAACTTCCCGGTTCTCACGTCCAACAACATCGCAGGCGATAAGATCATTCTGGTTATTCCGGATGAAATCTACCTGTCGGAGGATGCAGGTCCGCAGATCGATATTTCGACTGAGGCAAGCATCATCATGGACAGCGCTCCGGCGGGTACTTCGGGCCAAGCTGCGCAGCCTGTGAGCATGTTCCAAAACAACATGGTTGCCCTGCGAATCGGCCAGTTCATCAACTGGCAAGCCCGCCGTCCGGGTCTCTGCGCTGGTTATATCAGCGGCGCGGCCTACTCGGCATCGTAAGCACATGGCCCCGCGCAAGCGGGGCTTTCCTAACCGACTATCCCGGAGAGTCACATGAATAAAATCACCGTAGAGGCTTTGCGGGATATTCAGTTATTCCCGCCCATTAAAAAGGGCGAACGCAAAGAGGTATCAGGTAGGTATGGCATAGCCCTTGTACGCATGGGTTGGGCAAAGGAAGTGAAGAAACCTGGCCGTCCCAAATCGGACGCTAAGGAGACCGAGTGAAGTTCTTAGGCTGGGACGTAAGTAAGGCGCTTAAGCCCTGGAAACGTCCCGCCGCGTCTGTGGGTGCCTCCGCGATTGGTGCACCCGGCGCGAATGGATTTATCAAAGAGCCCTTTACCGGCGCGTGGCAAAAGAACCAGTCTCTTACTACCAGAGACGGGATGCTGGCTAGCTCCGCTGTGTTCGCGTGCGTTGACCTTATCTCCACGGACGTTGCGAAGCTCCGCGTTAAGTATGTGAAGCTACAGGATAGCGTGTGGCTTGAGTCTAGCGCGCCTCGTTACACGGGTGTATTGCGCAAGCCGAACGCCTACCAGACACGGGACCAGTTCTTTAAAGCGTGGTTGGCAAGCAAGCTAACCCAGGGCAACGCCTACGTATTACTGGGCCGTAACAGCACAGGTGCTGTCGTGTCTATGGACGTGCTTAACCCTAAGTACGTGGTCCCGCTGGTTGCTCCGGATGGTTCGGTGTTTTATCAAATCACCATGTCCCCGCTTCAGGTAACTCCCTTAGAATCTTGGGTAGTCCCAGCCCGCGACGTTATCCATGATCGCGGAATCTGCGCCTGGCACCCTCTGGTAGGCATGACACCTATCGCGGCTTGTGCGGCCTCCGCTGTGCTGGCGAACAGCATTACCACTAACTCCGCTGCATTCTTCTCTAACGCTGCGCGGCCTTCTGGTTTCCTCAGCGCTCCCGGCGCAATTAGCCAGGACACCGCAGACCGGCTTAAGCAGCAAATCGAGCAAGGTTACTCAGGTGGAGCGGCGGGTAAGACGCTGGTAGGTGGCGACGGTCTTACGTATTCTGCCATGACTATGACGGGTTCGGACGCCCAAACCATTGAGCAATTGCAATGGACGGCGCAAGACGTGGCCCGCTGTTTCCATGTCCCCGGTCATAAGATCGGCTTGGACTCCGGTAGTCGTACTGCTAACACGTCTGCAATCTATGAGTCTATGTACTACTCGGACTGTCTCCAAGGCTACCTTGAGTCAATCGAGAACCTGCTAGACGACGCCTTTGGAGTACCGGACGGTGCGGGCTTTGAGTTCGACACGACCGGCCTTATGCGTATGGATGAAACAGCGCGCCACGCAGCGAACGCGCAGGCCGTTGGTGCGGGTTACATGAAGCCTAACGAGGCCCGCGCTTCTGTCGGTCTACCTCCGGTTGAGGGAGGCGACACCCCGTATCTGCAAGCCCAATGGGTCCCGCTGTCTATGATTAAAGACCGTGTAGTAGCGGGTGCAGGCGGGACGACCACACCAGCGGGCGAAAGTATCCAGCCTTCCGGTTCGGACACGCCAGATAGCCCACAAGGCGACGACGCTACGGGAGGTTCCGACAATGAGCAATGACCTAATTACGCTCGACCAGGCTAAGGCTCAACTCCGTTTGGACGATAGTTACTCAGACATGGAGCTGGAGGGAATGATTACAGCGGCTAGCGCTATCGTAGTCGGTTACCTCAAGACCGATACCGCCGCCGCGTGGACTATCGACACCGTACCGTCCTATGTGCAAACGGCGGTTCTTATGGTTCTCTCCACGCTCTACCAAGACCGTGAGGGCGTAACCGATCCTATCGGGGTAGCCGTTAAGTCCATCCTGTGGCGGGACCGCGATCCCGCGCTAGCTTGATGCGTCAGGAACGCTCCAGCGGGCTCCCAGCGGGCTCTCTGAACCTTCGGGTATCACTCCAGCGGAAAACCTCCGGCAAGGACGCCTTGGGCCAGCCTCTCGAAGTATGGACGCAATACGCGTTGGTGTGGGGCTCCGTCCTCCAGCTTACGGGCCGCGAAAAGGTAGCAGGCGGTACGCAGGTAGACACAGGAACGGCCAGTATCCGTGTCCGCTACAGGACAGACGTAAATAACGGGGACCGCGCCGTAGCTCAAGGAATCATTTTCAATATCGCGTCTGTGTTGCCTAACGTCGCCTCCCGCGAATACACGGACCTTGCATGTACGGAAAACGCTAATGACGGTTGAGGCAATTGTATATGCCGCTCTGTCCGCCCTCGCCTCCGGTCAAGTATTCCCAGATGTAGCCCCAGCCAAAACTCCCGCGCCTTGGATTACGTACCAGGCCGTGGGCGGAGAGGCGTATCCCACCGTGGACGGCGCAACGCCAGGCCTACGCAACGCACGCGTACAGGTAACGGTATGGGCTAAGACCCGCGCCCAGGCGGCGGACCTAATGGAACAGGCGTTCCAAGCGCTAGTGAACCCAGCAGTTAAGGCCGTGCCAATTGGTGCGCCTGTTAGCACCTTCGAAGCGGACACGCTGCTATACGGCTCGTCCCTAGATTTTTCACTCAATTATTCAGGATAACGAATGACTTCAACCGCACAATCGGCACAGGGTACGGTAATTGAAATTGATACCGGCACTACCGGTACGCCTACGCTGGTCCCTATTGTCAACGTCTCAGAAGTTAGCGGCTTTGACGGTAAGGCTACGGAAATTGATACCACTACGCTTAGCTCTACCGCTAAAGAGCGTGTGCTTGGCTTGCAGGACTGGGGTACGGTGACACTCACGACCCAGATTAACCTCAAAGAGCCTAGCCACTCCGCTTTGCTCGCAGCAAAGAAAGCGGGCACGCCCAAGTCCTTCAATGTAACGCTCTCGGACGGTTCCAAGATTGCCTTTCAAGCGTTCGTTGCAGCGTTCCCGCTCTCCGCCAAGGTGGATGCGGTGTACACGGGCAGCATCGCGCTTACGATCACCGGTGATATTACGGTTACCGTTGGTAGCTAATGAGGACTGGCTGGAAGCGCTCGTAGAGGGCGCTATGGCCGAAGTCCAGCGTAACGCCGTACCAGTAATCAAATCCCTTATAGCGGCGGCTCAAGACAGCCGCCCTCCTGTCTGCACCTTTGATGAAGGCTGCGAATCCTGTCAATAGGACCTCAATGAATAAAGAACAACTCTTTGCAGCGCTGGCCGCAGAAGTAAAAGAAATCGAAGTGAAAGCGCTTAATACTCTGGTTCGCTTCAAGGTCATGTCGGGCGTAGAGCGGGACGCATTCCACACGGCAATTGCCGCTGGTGACAAATCCGCTAGTCACTTCGAAGCATCTATTGTGGCCTCGTCTGTGGTGGACGCGGACAACCAGCCGGTATTTACGGTAGAGGACGTTGACGCACTCCGCACGAGCAGCGCACCCGCTCTTGCTGCGCTGGCTAAAGTCGCCATGCAGGTTAATAAGATCGGTGTGCAAGCTGAGGAAGAAGCAGCAAAAAACTAAAGGCCAGTCCGGAACGCTTCATGTGGTTCCGGCTGGCTAAAGAGTTAGGTATGTCCGTTGCCCGCGCACAGACAGAGGTATCTAGTGCGGAGTTCGGTGAGTGGGTGGCCTTCTTCTCCCTGGAGCCTTTCGGGGATCGTATGGCAGACCTCCGCGCAGGTGTTATAGCAAGTACCTTTGCTAACGTTAATCGCGGAAAGGACACGCCTCCTTTTAAGCCGCTCGACCTTATCCCGTGGGTGGATATTCCCGAAGCAGCTAACGCCCCTCCTCCGGAGGCTGTCGCGGCGTCTGTGTTCGGTATCAACCTGGCGGAGCTAAAGAAGAATGGCACAAAGCAAATCGTCATTCGTCGTCCAAAACCCGGACGCGTTGACAGCAGTAATTGACCAGGCCGCTAAGGCGGCTACGGAATCGAGCCTTAGGCAGGCGGCGGCGGCGGGTATCACAGTCTTGTATCGAGAAATCAAAGTACGGGCCATGCCGCACTACCGTACAGGCGTGCTTGAGGACGGGATCATGGTTACGTATGTGCCGGAGGAGTCTCTGGCAGGAGTAACCGCAACTTACATGGTTACGTTTAGCAAAAACGCCTGGTATGCCCGCCTAGTTGAATACGGTAAATCAGACCAAGCACCTAAGCCGTTCATACGTCCCGCATTCGAAGCAAAAAAGAAAGCAGCGACGGATGCGGCTGCGGCCAAACTACAGGAGGTAATCAACAGTGGCAGGTAACGCTACAAGTGTAAAGCTCACTGCGGACGCCTCCGGGTACACCGTAGAACTCGATAAAGCGCGCAAATCAAACGATGCGCTTATGCGCTCTATCGCGTCTGCTGCGGATACGGTGGCTGCAAAGCATAAGGCTATTGCAGAGGCCGCCGCCTCCGGCTCTGGCGCATCCGTGAAGGCGATTATCAACCAGGTCAACTCTATGGCCTACCTTGCTGCAACGGCAGGCAAGACTAAGGAGCAATTGGCCCAACTTCGCGCGGAGGCGCTAGGCATCGGTAGCGCTACCACAGGGTACGCGGCGGAGATTGCTAAGGCTTCCGAACATACGCACGAATTCGGCATTAAGACCTCTGCCACGCGGCGGGAGTTGCTGGTATTAGGCCACGAACTTTCACAAGGCAACTATACCCGCTTCGCTGGCTCTATGATGGTCTTGGGTGAGACGATGGACGTACTACGCTACGTGCTGTCGCCTGTGGGCCTGGCCTTCGCAGCAGTAGCGGGAACCGCGTACGCGTTCCTTAAGACAATGCACGATGGTTACGCGGAAATTGAGGCTTTCAACAAAGCCATTACCGCAACTAGCGGATTTGTCGGACTGTCTGCCGCGCAAATGGCGGAAATGTCCAACGGTCTACAGACGGGCTCCGCAAACCTCAAAAGCGTCCGTACTGCTATGGCAGAGGTCGCAGCTACTGGGGCTTTCACCGCCGATAACCTCTCTCTAGCCACACAAGCCGCTATTGCTATGTCGTCGGATATTGGCATAGGCACGGACAAGGCGGCGGAGTCGTTGGCAAAGATTCAAGAGGACGTGCTTAAGTGGGTTACCGACTACCAACGGGCGCACCACACTTTTAGCGCAGCCCAGGTAGAAGAAATTGATAACTTCGTAAAGCTGGGCGACACCGCAGGCGCTACCAAGGCGATTATGCAGGACCTCGCTAAATCGCACGCTGCGGTAGAGGCAGACGCGAACGCGCATATGGGCGTGGTGGTCGATTGGTGGCACCAGTTAGAGTACTCGGTTACCCGCGTGAAGAACGCGATAATGAACATCGGTGTTCCTGACACCATCGATAAGCAGGTAGGAGACCAGTACGCCAAGGTGGAGGCCGCCCAGCGAAACTACGATCGTTCTAAAGGCGGTTCGCAGTTTAGCGTAGACCAGGCTAAGCAGGCGTTGGACGTAGAGGTACAAAAGCTAAACGTCCTCCGTGAGCAGCAAGGCGTAGTTAACAAAGCCCAGCGGCAGAGAGAACAGGACGCCAAAGGCGGAGACGCCCAGGTAGCACTAACCAACTACCTAAAAGACACTACGCACGCAGGTCCAGCAAAGCAGAGGGACGCGGAGATTGCGGCGGAAAATGAGAAGTTCGCAAAGCTAAAGGGCGTTGTGGACAAGGGCGGCAAAGAGTACCAGCAAGCCCTTAAAGACCACTACGCCACTATCGCGCAAATCAATTCCGAGTACGCGAAGAAAACTAAGGTACATGGTAACTCAGAGGCATACCACGGCCAGTTAGCGCAAATGACCGCAGCTAACCAGCTTATAGAGGCAGAGGAAAAGCGACGAGAGACCCAGCTTAAGGCACAACGGGACGCGGGTCTAATCGACTCGGAAACGTACCTCCGACAACTGGCCGCCTTGCAAGAGAAGGCGCTAGACCAAGAGATTTCTAACGCCCAGAAGCGCGTAGACATAGCGCGTGCCAAGCCGGAATCCGCTGCATACCAGGAAGCCCTTAAGGACCTAAAGAAGCTGCAAGGCCAGAGGGAGGATACGGAGAGAAACCTAACCGATTCCCTTACCAAACTCCAAGCGCAACGCGCGGCTAGTATCCAAAAGTACGGGCAGCAGCAAGCGTTCTCTTTGGGTAAGCAGACTGCGGGTTATGCGGACGTAGATAACACTCGATATTCTACAAGCCTGATGAAGGCGGAGTACGACGCCCGCGCGCAGATTGTGGAGCAGTACAACCAGCAGGTAACCGCCCTCAAAGAGCAGTACGACAGCCCTACCGCAGACCAAGCAGAGTACCGGGCTAAGCTCGCTCTGGCTAACTCCTACTTTGACCTACGGCTAACAGCATTGCAGGACAGCCTAGCCAAAGAGCAGCAAGTACGCTCTAGCTATTCCGATCAAATGCACTTAGCGCTAGTTAAGCTGGGCGGGGATGGACAGACGTACGCGCAAATGGCCTCCACGGCATTTACCACCGCGTGGCAGGACTCCTCAAATGCGCTAGACGAATTCCTAACCACGGGTAAGGGTAACTTCGAAACCTTCACCGCAGGCATTCTTTCGGACCTCGCAAAAATCGCGCTACACCAGGCGGAAATGCAACTGTTCCAGTACGGCGCGTCTTTCTTCAACACAGGCGGCCCGGTTGGGCATTACGCAGACGGTGGGGCCATTGCTGGCTCTGGTACGGGTACGTCAGATTCTATACCGGCCATGCTGTCCAATGGTGAGTACGTAATCAATGCGGCCTCAACTAAGAAGTACCGCAGTCTCCTAGACAGCATCAATCACGGGCGCATGTCGCATTTCGCTACAGGCGGTCCCGTGGGTGGTGGTGCAGGCGGAGAGTCCGCTGGCGGTAGTCCTATCAGTGTAACCGTACACAACAACGGAGGCGGTGGTGGGCTCACAGAGCAAGACGCTAAGGACATGCACGCATTGATCCAGGCGTTTGTAGATAAGCGTATGGACCAACGTATGCGTGGACAAGGCGGCTACGCCTACCAGCAAAAGTACGGCTTGATTTAATAGGAGTACGAATGACAACCCAAGTATTTACGTGGTCTCCGCTCGTAGAGCCTACGGGGCAAACCAAGTTTGTTACGCGGGTTGCTCAATTCGGAGACGGTTACAGCCAGTCCGTACCGGACGGCCTCAATAACAAGAAGGCTACATGGCCCCTAACCTTTGTGGGCTCCTCTGCGGAGGTCCAGCCTATTAACGATTTTCTAGACGCTCTGCGCGGGTCCACGTCCTTTTACTGGACTCCGCCGCTTAGCACGCAACGCTTATTCAGGTGTGCCGATTATTCGCTTAAGCCTATGGGCGGCGATATGTACACGCTCAGCGCAAATTTTGAGGAGGTGTTTAGCCCGTGACCGCATTAGTAACGATTAACCAAGGCACGGCCCCGGCTGGCTCGGACGGGGATACAGTCCGCTCCGCATTTACGAAAGTTAACGCCAACGTAGCCGTACTCCAAACTCAAGCGGCCCTCACCTCCGCTACCGGCATTACCACAGCCCAATCTCTCACCGTGGCGCATGTTGGTAAGCGCGTAAATATCAGCCTCGCAAGTGCGGGCGTTATCAATCTGCCTGCTGCGTCTACCTGTGCGGCGGATAGCGTAATCCTTCTTCGCAACATCGGTACGACCGTGGTAACGCTGGCGATTACTGCCGGGTCAGGCGACACCGTAGCATTATCAAAGCTGAATCCAGGCGAGGCCGTTTTGATGGACACGGACGGCGGGCACGCGTGGAATGTGCTTACACGGGGCCGCTCAAACTCGGATAACGAAATTGTTATTGGTAACTGCACGGTCAACGGTAACGAGACTGTTGGAGGTACGTTGTCCGTCACAGGCGTCGCAACGTTCTCCGGTGGTCTAGCTCCTACCACTACGACCACACCCCCGACTACCGATAGCTCTGGCTCGCTCGCCACTACCGCTAACGTAGATGCAAAAATAGCCGCGCGTAAGGTCGGGCGCACGCTGCTACAAACAAAGACTACTCAAGGTAACACGCTGCTGTCTATGGTTAATGTAGCAGGCTACAACGTGTATGAGTTGACACTTACTGACGTTGTACCGGCGACAAATAGCGCTGCCATGTCCATGCAACTTAGCGGGGATAACGGCGCTACGTGGGTGGCTACCACCAATGCGTACCGTTACGTGCTCAACAGCGCGGGCAGCGCACCTAGCGGTCCGTCCACTATAGCGGCACAGGCGACCGCAATTAACCTGTGCTCCAGTCTAGGCAATTCCTCTACGGGCATGTTCATGAGTGGCTCAATTCGATTCTACGGATTAGGGCGCTCCATTCGCGCAAAGGGGATTTCCTGGGACCTTACCTGTGTCTTGTCAGATGGAAACCTATACCGTATTTCAGGTGCTGGCGAGCTTCAAGTTAGCATAGCTCCGCTAAATGGCATCCTGATAGCGGGCGGATTCAACGACGGTGTTTGGTCGCTGTACGGGATGGATAGCTAATGTCTATCACAGCGGACGTACAGCAGTTAGAACCCGGCGCGCTTGTCGAGCTTTACGAATTGGACTCTTCAGTAATGGGCGGTGACGTGTTGCGGTTCCACGCACACCTACAGGCCGGTCCTATCGTTTGGCAAGGTGTAGAGTACGCGGCATGGCCGATCATGGCCCAAGGCTTTGAGCGAGTTGGTGGAGCGTCTCAGCCCTCGCCCACTCTCACCGTGGCTAACCTGGACGGTTCTATTTCCGCTCTGTGTATTCTCCTCGGTGACCTCGTAGGCGCAAAGGTGAAGCGGCACCGCACACTAGCGAAATACCTAGACGGGCAACCCACGGCGGACCCTACGGCGGAAATGCCGGTAGAGCTTTGGCTTATCGAGCAAAAGACAGCGGAGACTAATCTTAACGTTGAATTTACCCTCTCGTCCGTGCTGGACTTCTCCGGGCGTCAACTCCCTAATCGCCAAGTAGTCGCTACGCTATGTCCGCAAGAGTGGGCTTACCGTGGCCCTATATGTGGTTACACAGGGACGGCGTATTTTGACGCTAACAATAATCCGGTTAGCGACCCGGCGCAAGACGTGTGCGGACGTAGGCTGTCTAGCTGTAAGTGCCGATTCGGTGCGGGCAATCCTTTACCGTTCGGTGGGTTCCCGGCTGCAGGCACGGCGGGTACGCTGTGATAACGGCCTCTCTCCGGGAGGCTATCGCCCGCCATGCTTTGGAGTCCTATCCTAACGAGTGTTGCGGGCTGGTGGTCAACGGTGAGTATTTTCCTTGCCGTAACACCTCCGCAACGCCTGCGGAGGGTTTCGACCTCGACCCGGACGATTATGTAGCGGCGGAAACGTTCGGGACAATTACCGCCCTCGTCCACTCACACCCAGGCGCTAGCGCTAAGCCCTCGCAGCACGACTTAACCGTATGCGAGGAGGCCGGTATCCCATTGTGGGTAATTGCCTCTCTGGGCGCACAGGCGGACGGCTCTATCGCTATTGAGGACTGGCATGAGTTTAGCCCTAGCGGGTACTCCGCCCCTCTCGTTGGCTGTGAGTTCTCACACGGTACTAACGATTGCTACGGCCTTATCCGCCGCTGGTATTGGCAAACCCACGGAATAGACCTACCGGACTTTCTCCGCTCCCCGGAATGGTGGGATGACGGACATAGCGACTTGTACACGGCGGGCTTTCCTAAGGCGGGCTTTACTGCCCTGCCCAACGATACGGAGCCGGAGGTAGGGGACGTAATCCTAATGCGTATCCGCTCGCGTAATAACGTCCCGAATCACGCAGCCGTCTACGTTGGCAATGGGCAAATACTACACCACTGCTACGGGCAACTATCCAGGCACGACTCGCTAGGTAGGTACTCCGAATACGTAACGCACACGCTCAGACATAAGGAGGCGCACACATGGAACAAGTAAGAACAGTACGCCTCTACGGCAAGCTAGGGGCAAAGTACGGGCGCACTCATAGGTACGTTCTCTCGTCTCCACGGGACGCGTTACGCGCCCTTATCGCTATGGTTCCCGGTTTCGAGCGAGAGCTTATGACTAGCCGTGAGCGGGGTATTGAGTACGCGGTATTGGTCGGTAGCCGGAACATAGGAGAAAACCAACTCACGCACCCTAGCGGCTCGGATGATATACGCATTGCGCCGATTATGTCAGGTAGCAAAAAGGCGGGGCTCTTTCAAACAATCGCGGGTATCGCTCTTGTGGTGGTCGGTGCCGTGTCCTCGTACTTCGGGAATCCATACGGCACCCAAATGATGCTTATGGGCGCAAGCATGGCACTAGGCGGTATTGCACAAATGCTAGCCCCTCACTCCTCCCCTAACTCCGCAACTCAAACAACGTCCTACGACTTCGGCGGGGCGCAAAACACAACGTATCAGGGCGGGCCGGTCCCGCTCCTATACGGGCGTATGCGAGTGGGCTCTACGGTCATTAGCGAGGGCTTGCTAGCCCAAGACGGAACGGTACAGCTAGTAGGCGGCAACTACGTAATAACCTCGTAAAGGAGAACATATGCAAGCACTCAGGGGCGCTAAAGGCGGAGGCAGTTCTACGCCCACACAGGCTAATGACAGCCTCCAGAGCATTACCTACGCGCAGATTATGGACCTTATCAGTATGGGTCCTATCTACGGCCCGCCCTCGGGTGACCCGCAAAGGGACACGTATCTTAATGACGTACCTATTAAGAACGCGGACGGTAGTTACAACTTCAACGTAGACGCGTTTGCGTTCCGGTTCGGGGACGTAGACCAAACGTACATATCTGGCTTTGACACTTCGGCTAACGAAACGAGCGTAGGCGTAGAGCTTAAGAAGGCTACGCCCTGGAGTGTCGTAGTAACTGATATTACGAAAAACGCAATTGTCATAACGCTAGGCGTTCAATCCCTCAGCAGTACTAATCCAAGTACCGGGGACGTTAATGGGTACGAGGTGGCTTACCAAGTTCAACTGTCTGTGGACGGTGGCGCTTACAGCATCGTCGTAGACACGTCCTTTAACGGAAAGTGTTCCGGCTCATACAATCGTTCGCACCGTATCGCTCTTTCAGGTGCTACGTCCCAGTACTCGCTACGTGTGGTTCGAATCACAGACGACACAACTAGCGTTTACATCCAAGACACCACAACCGTAGTTAGCTACTCACTGGTAGTGGACGCAAAGCTACGGTATCCGTTGAGCGCAATCGCGGCCCTTTCTGTGGACGCTGTGCAGTTCTCCGCAGTGCCTACCCGCTCCTACGATATGAAGGGGCTGTTAGTCAAAGTTCCCTCAAACTATAACCCGAACCTCCGCACCTATACAGGTAACTGGGACGGGTCCTTTGTAACCGCGTGGACTGACAACCCGGCGTGGATTTTCTACGACCTTTGCTTGAATCCTATCTACGGGTTAGGCCAGTTCGTAGATGCCTCCATGCTGGACCGTTATTCTTTGTACCAAATCGCTCAGTACTGCGATGTAATGGTTAGCGACGGGAAGGGAGGACTAGAGCCGCGCTTTACCTGTAACTGTTATATCCAAGCCCGTGCGGACGCGTACAAGGTGCTTCAAGACCTCGCTAGTATCTTTCGCGGTATGGCGTACTGGTCGGCGGGGTCGGTAGTAGCTACGGCGGACATGCCGGGAGACCCTGTGTATTTGTACACGGCGGCTAACGTCATTGGCGGACAGTTCAAGTACGTTGGTAGCTCGCTAAAGACCCGCTACACATGCGCCGTGGTGCAGTGGAACAACCCGGATAACGCCTACAAGCCAGAGCCGGAGTCCGTTGAGGACAGAGACGGTATCGCGCGTTACGGTATTAACCGCGCACAGATTACCGCGTTTGGTTGCACGTCGCGTGCGCAGGCTCAGCGCGTGGGCCAGTGGTCTATTCTGACTTCACGCTATGAGACCAATATGGTTACTTTTAGCGTGGGTCTGGACGGTACATTGTGCCAGCCTGGGCAGATTGTCGCGGTAGCCGATCCTGCACGCGCATCGCAGCGGCGCGGCGGACGTATCAAGTCTGCCTCTGATACCGCACACCTTACGCTAGATAAGATTGACCCGACCATGGCGGTAGGCGATACGTTGCGTGTGGTGTTGCCGCAGGGCGGTACATACGAGTCCTCAATTAGCGGCATCAACGGCAACACTGTATCCCTTAACCCTCCCCTGTCTGCTGTACCTGTATCGGGTGCTGTGTGGGTTAGTGAAAGCTCGCAGGTTAGCGCCCAATTGTTCCGCGTGGTCTCTATTGCGGAGAAAGAAGGTATCACCTTTGAGATTACCGCCTCTCAGCATGAGCCCGGTAAGTACGGTGCGATTGATAACGGCGCGGCTATCGACGTTAAGCCGATTACCGGGAACTCCTTCACTACTCAGGTCCCGCCTAGTGGTGTAACGCTGTCGCAATACGTTGTGATTGACCAGGGCATAGCCAAAACCAACATGACGGTTGCATGGCATCCCGCGCCCAGCGCAGTAGCGTATACGGTCCAGTTTCAAAAGGATAACGGTACGTGGGTAGATGCAGGCACGACCGGTGGCACCTCTGTAGACGTGCATAACATCTACACGGGTAGTTACTTGGCCCGTGTCAAAGCCACTAACGCTATGGGTGTGTCGTCGGTCTATGCGGTATCTACCACGACAAACCTAACGGGTAAGAACACGCCTCCTCCTACGGTTGCTTCTCTGTCTGCTAGCTCAGACAAGATATTTGCGATTCAGGTTAATTGGGCGTTCCCTCCTGGTGCTGGAGACACGGCGTACACGGAGATTTACTACAGCCATACCAACGACTTTAATACCTCAACTCAACTTGGGCGGTACAGCTACCCGACCACTGTAACAAACCTGCTGGGCTTGGTGGCTGGCTACGATATGTACTTTTGGGCGCGACTGGTAGACACAACCGGGAACATTGGCCCTTGGTATCCAAGCGAGACGGGAGCGGGCGTGCACGGTATGGCCTCGGCGGACGCTACGGCAATCCTCCAGTACCTTACCGGCCAAATCACGGCTACTCAGTTATCGCAAGGATTGCTAGCCCCTATTCAGGCTATTCCGGGTTTGCAGCAGGACGTAACTAAGAACGCTGCGGATATCACCACAGAGCAGCAAGCGCGGCTTACCGGGGACTCGGCATTATCGAGCCGTATCGACCAAATCACGGCGCAAGTTGTTATCCCTGAAATGGCAGGTGACACAGGGAGCTATGCAGGCGATACCACCGTCTACGCGGGTGTGTGGTCGGAAACTTCGGCCCGTGCAGAAGCGGACCTAGCGCTAGCACAGAAGGTGGACACCGTTACCGCGCAAATCAGCAACGCGGCTACTACCTTGTTGGCGGCTGTGCAAACGGAGACAAAGGCACGTACGGACGCAGATAGCGCTATGGCGTCCCAAATCACAACGGTACAGGCGCAAGCCAATGCTAACGCAGCGGCGGTGCAAACCGTGGCGCAATCCTACGCGGACCTTAACGGGCGAGTGTCAGCCTCTTACCAAATCAAGACGCAGATTACGACCAACGGACGTACCTACATTGCAGGTATCGGCGTAGGCGTGGATAACACAAGCGGCACGGTGGAATCTCAAGTACTGGTGGCGGCCAGTCGGTTCGCGGTGCTTGACCCTAACGGTGCTGCTGTGTCGTCCCCGTTCGTTATCCAGGGCGGGCAAGTGTTCATGAATTCGGCCTTTATCGGTACTGGCTGGATTACCAACGCAATGATTGGAGGTGTTATTCAGTCCACGTCTGTAGGCGCTAACGGGCAACCTCGCTGGAGTCTCGATAAGAACGGAGTACTAACAATGAACGGAGCGAATGCGGGAAGCGGCTACCTAACGATCAACGACAGCACTGTAATGGTCTATGACGGTAACGGCACGTTGCGCGTGCGTATGGGTATCTGGTAATGCAAGGGTTGCAAATTTGGAACGCGTCCGGGACTTTAATCCTGGACTCGTCAGATAGATTAGGGCGCATCGTAGGTAGCGCCCGCGTGACAGGTACAAACGGCAATGCAGTAGCGGACCTTAGCCAAGGTACGCCGTTTTATTCCTTCCAGCCTGATTTTCTGTTTAAGCACGTAAACCAAATAACGCCGCCTCCTATGTTCACCATTAACGCGGGCGGTATTACGTGGGTGTACGACACGGACGGCGGTACTACTAACAGGTATCCGGTTACCGGCTGGGTGTTCTTCGGGGTCTTTTAGTGACAGCAGGATTTCAGGCGTTTAACACAAGTGGTATTTATCAGATCGACGGGACCACAGCTAATTACCAGCTAACCCAGGCATTAACCCAGGCACTGACACAGACTAGCATCCCCACAACGTTTAACAACGTGGGGACGCAGTTTAGCGTTACCTACTGGTACACCAAGTTTAGCTTTGTAGCTAGCAGCCCTCTGTTTGCGTTTGTAGGCTCCGGTAACGTTATGGTTACCCCGTGGCGATTTACACAGGTGGCCTCTAACACGTATACGGCTGAGTTTATCGGCGCGTCCCCGTGTAACGTCACTTTATATATTTTCGATAACGTCGCACCAACCAATAACAGATTTGGTCTCCAGGTGTTTAACGCGGCGGGTACGTTAATAGCAGATGCCGCTAGCCCGTTCGCGCGGATTATTGACGTTATTGAAGGCCAGTATATGGGCGGCGTTGGGACCTCCGGGTTTGACGCCACGGGTTCAACTTATCCAGGTGTGCAGACTCAGCAAAGGGCCTACGGTAGAAACGTTGCAATAGCTGGATGCTTCCCCGCGCATTATATGTTGACTTCAGGCGGCGGTAGCGGTGACCCAACCTCTATGACCGGTATTGCAGTAAGCGGCGGTGTAGTTACGTGGGAGTTCCATGTGTTTGCGGGCTCCTCTGGAGACCATTACGTAGGCTTTCACGAATCGTCGTATTACCGCTTTATGGTTTTGGACATGACAGGGATTATCTAATGCCGATTCAACTAGATTACACAGTACCGTCTACCGGGGCATCTGCTAGCTATCACGTAGCTAACGTAGTAACGCTCAGTAAGGACGGGGATTACGGGTTGGTTACCGTCGCCTCTTATGTATCCAAGGATGCTAAGGACTCAGGTAAGCAGGCTCTTTACCAGCAGCAAATCCAGATTACGCAATTACCTACGGGTGACCCGTGGGCGTTCTACGAGGCGGCGCTAGTCGAGCTTAAACCTACGGACGGCTCGGCGGAACCCTTCCCGGTTCGCTACACGTTCGCGGGCGGTGCGCTCGTAGATTAATTTAGAGGATTAAATGAGCATTTTTAAAGACGCGGCAGACACCGCAGCAGCATCCGGCGCAAAGGTAGCCGCTACCGCCGTCCCCGCCGTGTACAGCCTTACCCAGCTACCGCTTAGCTCATACGCTGCGGCTATTTCTATCGTGCTGTCGCTGGTCTACTTCTGGGGCGCATTGCCCCGCGCAGCGCGCACGGCGGTTGCCCTCAAGCGAGGCTTGGTTAATAAGGATTGGGCTCTGTGGCGGAAGCTCGGAGACAAGCCTATGAAGGAGGATTGATGCTGGACACCTTGACCGAAAAGGTCTTGTCCGCCTTGCTGGGAGTAGTGATTCTGGCGGGTGCAGCCCTAGCAGTCTACGCGGGCTTCGAACACAACGCCGCACAGACGGCCCAGATTGCCCAGCTAAAGCAAGACAACGAAAGGGAGGCCGCCAACACCGCCGCCGCCCTCACCGCCGCAAGTGCCTTGGGTGCGGCCCTAGATGCCCACGCCTCCGCGCAGAGCGCAGCGGTCAAGAACCAAGCAGCCACTACCAGCCGTCTAGCCTCTGCTGTGGCGGCCTCGCCTGCCCCTGCCTCTGTGGTTGTACCAGAGTCGTACTGGCAGGCCGTCTACGGGAGTCCTGATGCGAAATAGCCTCATTATGCTAGCCCTGCTGGCCGCCCTTGCCTGTATGTCTGGTTGCGCGACACAGCCCCGGACGGTCGTCCAGGTGCTGTCTCCTCCGGACGCCTACCTACAAGACTGCGCGCACGCGCCACGGCCTGCCGATAATACGGTTAATGGGGCTATGCAAGGTATCGCCAATGAGCGGGCGGTGGTTGAAGGGTGCGACTGGGCAGACAAAGCAGCCCTCCGCGCCTGGAAGGCTAAGAACACCCAGGCGGCTACGCAGTGAGAAGCACCTACACCGTGCAGCCGTACGGTATGCGGGTAGTGTTCACGGACACAGTAAAGGAGTTCCACGCCCTTAGACACCACAAGGATTACTCCGCCAAGGACCTACACGGGGCTTTCGACTCTGGCAAGGTGGTTGATTGTGTGGTGGGTGTCTTTGACGGGAAGCTCCTCACGCTAGTACATGAGGCGGTACACGCGGCTAGTGCCATTCTCAGGGCGTGCGGTATCGATCCACAGTCCAACGAGGCGGAGCCCTTGGCGTACCTCGTGGACCACCTCACGGCGGTTGGAGCAAAGCGGCTAAAATTGCGGTAACGGTTTGGCACACTGGAGCACTCGGTGTGCCGTTTGGGTGCCACGACTTTTGGCACACTAGAACACTTCCTTTGCAATCAAGTACTTACAGAACTTGAATGTACGAAACGACTGCATATAATACTTGGTTCTAGTGCTCCACGCCGTTCCTTGCCCAGCGGGCGTTTCCGGCAGAAACCCTTGCTGGTACTGGGCTAGAAGCATACAGGGACCCCCCTTTTAGTCCCTCGTTATCCCGCACAATCCCTTGTTCGCAGTGTGCCAGTGTGCTAAAAAGTGTGCCACGGACAAACGGGGGAACACTACACATGGGAACAATCACACCACGCACCAGCGCGGCAGGAAAGACAACGTACAAAGCCCAAGTACGCATTAGGCGAGGCGGGGTAATCATACACCAGGAGACCCAGACGTTTGACCGGCGCACGGTCGCTCTGGCGTGGACCAAGAAGCGGGAGACGGAGCTAGCTAAGCCGGGTGCGTTAGAGATAATCAAATCCGACGACCCGCCACTAAGCCGGGTAATCAAGCAATACGTAGACGAGTCTCAGAAGAATCTAACGCATAATAAGAAAACGTCTCTGTTATACCTTGCGAAGCAGGAGTTAGCAAAACTCAAATGCTCCGAGATAACCAGTAACGTCCTTGTACAATTTGGTAGGGCTCTTGATGTTGAGCCCGTTACTACGTCCAGCTATTTCTCACACCTTAAAGGGGTATTCAAGGTAGCTAAACCTGCTTGGGGTTATCCTCTGGATAAAGCCGCATTTGTAGAGGCTCTGGACGTTCTATCGGAAATGGGCATTACAGGCACGTCTAATCACCGCGAACGCCGTCCTACGCTAGACGAATTAGGTAAGGTATTAGCGCACCTAAGAACTAAGCGCATAGAGAATCCAGACGTATTTGCGTACGATCTAATAGTGCTGTTCGCCATTTTCTCTACACGCCGTCGCAGCGAGATACTACGCATGCGCTGGTCTGATATTGACCAGGCAGAGTCCCGGCTAATGGTCTTTGACATGAAAGACCCAAAGAAAAAGATAGGAAATAATGTGTGGGTTGATTTAACCCCGGAGGCCGTTAGGATAGCTCGCGCAGTCCCAAGGATAGATGACGTATTAGTTTTCCCGTACTCGCCTTCTGCCGTTAGCGACGAGTTTAAGAAAGCGTGCGAGGCGGTAGGGGTTGAGGACTTACGTTTCCACGATATGCGGCATGAAGGCGTAAGCCGTCTATTTGAACTGGGTAAAGATATACCCGCCGTGTCTATGATGTCAGGACACAAGACGTGGACGCACCTTAAACGGTACGCGCATATCCAGAAGTACGGCGATAAATACGCGGGCTGGGAGTGGTTAGATATAGTCGCCCCACTCCCTCAGCCGCCCTTAGGTTACCGGATGCCGCAAAGCTGATTACGTTCTTTCACAGCCGCCGCCCTCTGGGTGTCTATGTACTCCGCAAGGTCTTGCACGTAGACTCCCCTAGCGGCTTTGCGGCTGTTCTCCGCTCGTACTACGGGTAGCGGAATATCCCCACGCGATATTTTCTCCGACATCTTATCCAACTCTAAATGAGAGAAGTATTCGCGCCGTACTTCCTCAAGTGGTATCACGGCCCGCGCACCGAATTGGGCCATGAGAAGAAAAACAGTGTTCAGTTACGTTACTCCGTTGGGTTAATGGAGTGACTGTACTCTGGCCCACTGTATGTGTCAACAACTTTGTTGGGCTAGTACCCTGCTTCCTGCTGCTGGATAGCAGCCGCTAGACGGGCCTTGGACGCTTCGAGGGTGGCCGCGTGCTGAGCGTCCGGGTGCTTGTTGTACGACTCTTGATCGATGGCTAGGGATTGCCGCAGATATGAAACACGGGCGGCGGAGGACTGAGCTTGATACTCCCGCCTCAGACAATACTCTTTCATGCCTGGAGGACACGCAGCGTGGGCGTATCCGTCTGCATCTATTGTCACGGCGGGAGCTTGTGCGCGCGGCGTTGGCTGGGCACAAGAAGAAAGGCCCGCGACGAGTGCGCAGGCCAGAAGGGATTTATACATTCGGCCTCCAGAAGGAAGCCGTAATACTAGCGTGATTATTGGCCCGTAGCACCTTTGTAGCGAGAGGCGATATCAGCGGCTACGGCCTTGGTCCGGAGATTTAGCAAGTACGTATCCGGAGTACGGCAATCCGCGCCCATGTGGTCGGGTGTAGCGAGCGTATTGGACAGTCCGCCCACCGTGTACATAAGCGCGGAGTTACCCGCCTGGGTAATCGCAGAGTCTAACCCGTACACAATGTCGCTCGTAGGCGAACCCGCGCACGGATCGATAGGAGCAACTACGAATACCTGCTTACCGCTAACATGCGCGCGGTTGACGAACACAGCCAGATCGTTGGCGAACTGACTAACGGCGGCCTGCTGGCTCGTATCCGTCCACGGCGTAACCATATCGTCTAGCTGGAAATTGACAATGAGCCATTCGCTAGGGTCCTTGCCGAACTGGTCCGGAGTCGGCGGTAGCCCATTATTCTCGCCCATGACGATTGCGTGTAGCGTGGTCCCGTCCATAACTTGCGCCGTGACGTTCGCGGTAACACCTTGGGCGGCTAAGGCGTCCTGCAAGCTCTGTACAGTAGTTGTGGACGCATCGGAACTGGCGACAGGCGCGGAGGCCGTGGTGTCACTCGAAGCCGCACGCATAACCGCAGCATGGGCGGTGGTTTGGCTACCCTGGAGCGGCAAGCCGTAGAACGAGAGAGACAGCGTTTTAGCCGCAGGCTTGGCGGGTGTATCTCCACCACCTCCACAACCGGCCAGCAAAGAAGCGGCAATGATCGACGCGCCCAGAATCTTAAACATGTTTTGCCCTCAGTAGTTTTATCGTACCAATCCGCTTTAACGGCGGAGAATCTTACAACTTGAATGCCCTACGGGCTATCCCACGGCACACCGTGGACGTACCCGCACCGACGAAATACAGCAGCAGCGCTGCTACTACCTTTTCCTCTGTCGTCCCCGCTGCGTGGGCAGCAAGGGATAACGTCCAGCATCCCCTAAGGTACGCCGCGAACGCTTCCGCAGCGCTCCACGTCGCCCGCTTCCCTCCTTGTTCCTCGTGAATCTTTCTTACTGCGTCCGCTATGTCTGCGTCGTAGGTGACGAGAGCAGCGGCGGCTAGTCGTGCGCTCATTTTGTGTCCCCGTGCGGCTAGTTGTGTCAGTGTCCTTGCTAGATTTGTTGACACTATTATATGCGTGCTGCGCGGGTTTACAACATATTTTTACTTAAGTTAG